GTATGGCGTTGGCGTTGATGCGTTGATGGGCGGTCGCTCGCAGATTATTTCGGACGTGGCTGACTACACACAGCCCAACACAGCATTTGAGCGTGGCATCCAGTACGCCACTGATAACTTTGGCCGTGTAAACCTCATGGACTACTGGACGACCGGAGTGAAACAGCTTCACGCAGTAACCATGCAGAACAGCGTCATTGATGGACTTCTGAAGGGCAAGGTTGATAAGCGGCTGGCTCGATTGGGTATTGATGCAGGTAACGCACAGGCAATGGCGGCAGAGCTAAAAAAGCACGCAACCAAAGTTGATGGCGTATGGCTATCAAATGCTCGCAACTGGGACTCACCCGAACTTGAAAGACTCTGGGGCGCGGCGATCCGCAAAGAGTCTGACCGTGTGATCGTAGTTCCCGGCCAAGAAAAGCCCCTGTTTATGTCTACCGAATTGGGCAAGACTATCTTCCAGTTCCGCTCATTCATGTTTGCATCGACTCAGCGCATGACTATCGCGGCGCTACAGTCGCAGGATCACAATGCTCTGGCTGGCGTATTGATGCTGACTAGCTTGGGCATGATGTCCTACTCATTCAAACAGTGGGATGCGAAGCGAGAGATCGCGGAAGACCCGGTTGAGCTAGTGATTGAGGGCATTGATAGATCAGGTGCGCTTGGCGGCATCATGGAGATTAACAACACGCTTGAAAAACTATCGAGCAACAACTTTGGAATGCGCCCATTGTTGGGTGTAGACATTCCGGCGGCACGATTTGCCTCACGTAGCATGTCGGAAAACTTACTTGGTCCCACATTTGGGAGCTTTTTAGATACGTCTTTAAGAGTAGCCAATGCTGGTCTGGCAGAAGACGGATGGAATGAATCAGACACTCGCGCATTGCGCAGACTTATCCCCTATCAAAATCTTACGTTTATTCGACAAGCCTTTGATAGAATAGAGGAAGAGGTGGGAGACTTATGACAGTAGCAGACAATACAAGCCGTAACCAATACACAGCGACATCTGGACAGACAGTATTCGCTTACACGTTCGAGATCGTAGACAAAGACCACATTGTTGTCTTACAGAACGGTACGGCCCTATCAGAGGGCACAGATTACACTGTGTCGAACGTAGGCAATGACAATGGGGGTAACATAACCCTAACGTCTGGCGCTACTGCTGGCGATGTTATGACCCTTTATAGGGACATGCCTTACTCGCGTACTCAGAACTACACAAACTCAGGTGACTTCCTTGCCTCTGAGGTCAACGCTGATTTTGATGAGTTGTGGTTAGCAGGTGAGCAAACTGATCGCTCTTTTTCTCAGTCTATCCGCAAGCCTATTACCGACTCCGACTCTATCTCTATGGAGCTACCCGAGGCGGCTGATCGTGCGAACAAGTTTGTTAAGTTCGATGCTACTGGTGCGGTTGATGTTGCTGGCGCTACAGTCACCGTATCCGCTGAAGACGTAACCATTGATGACGCTGGTAACTACTACACGTCTGATAATGTTGAAGGCGCACTGCAAGAAGTAGGCGCGTCACTAGACACCAAGCTAGAAAATGTAGTTGAAGATACAACGCCACAGTTGGGCGGTGATTTAGATACCAACGGTAACAGCATCAACTTTGGTGATAACGACAGGGCAAATTTTGGCGACTCGCAAGACCTGCAACTGTATCACGATGGGTCAAACAGCTATATATACGACCAAGGAACAGGCTATTTAGTTCTACAGTCTGGCGGTCCCGGCATACGGCTAAATAAGTCAAATGCTGAAGTTATGATTGATGCGACACCCGATGGCGCTGTAACGCTTTATCACGATAACTCAGCCAAGATCGCGACCAGTAGCACTGGCGTTGACATTACAGGAACTGCCACAGTCGGCGCTGTAACTTACACAGGCACAGACGGTACAGATGGACAGGTATTGATGACCGATGGCGCAGGTAATGCGACGTTTGAGGACATGCCTAGCTCTACTTACCTTGACGTTAAGGACTTTGGCGCTACGGGTGACGGTACAACCGACGATACGACTGCTATACAGAACGCAATCAACCATGCGTCTACTCGTAACATTCAAACGATCTTCTTCCCAGATGGTCACTACAAGTATTCTGTTCTGCGCTTCTATCACGACCAAACTGACAACACCGGATTCCAAGGAACCAATATCTATACTGGCGATGGGTCAGATACAACGTTTGATTTTGGGTGGTACATTGAAAGCGCTTCTGATTTAACAGTAACAGTTAATGACGTAGAGCAAACACTCGACACTGATTACACAGTATCAGGCGTCGGCTCTGACACTGGCGGCACTGTTACGTTTACTACTGCGCCGGGCAATACGCTCGAAGTAAAGATTGCAAGCCCCAACCGAGATGGCCGCTTCCAGCTTCGCGGTACTGGCCGACTTGCTATCAACGACCTGCTTCGTTATACGGGATCGAATACTGACCGCTTGTACGGGTCGGTTTTAGAAGCTACAGGCGCCGGGATTATTGTAGAGCCTACAGGCGGCTTCGGAACAACAGACGCCCGTAATTTCGTAGCGAAAGATATTTCATTCGTTGCTAACAATACGACCTACATCATTACGTCCGAGACGTGTCCGGGCATGACATTTGATCATTGTTCGTTCAAACAGTTAAATGCTGGCGGTAGCGGATTAAAGATTATTGGTAGCTGGTTCTTCACAATGAATCAGTGCTATGTGTTTGGCGCATACGATGAAGATGGCACGACCCCTAGCACCAATACAGGTGACGGTATTACGTTTGGTTCGGATGACTTTGCTGGCGAATGGAACATTATTGATTCGTCAATCGACAACTGGAAAAACGGACTTCGATGGGATAGCGATCAATCTTTTGTAAATGTCTCAATTCGCAATACAGCCATTCAGAACTGTAATGATTATGGCATTCTTGTTGATGACGGAACTATTCACCAGCTACTTCTTGATAACGTTTACTTTGAAAACCAAGCCAACAAGTCAAACGTTGGTCAGGGCATTTCGTACATATCAGACAATAGCTCAGAGCCGGGGCGCATCCGAAACTTACGAATCATTAACAACTTTTTCTTAGGCATTCATGGCCCAGCTACGTTAGCAACAACAACGGGGCCAATGATTGATCTTGCTGTTATTGACTTTATAGATATTGAAGGATCATTTGCTTATCGTCCTGCTAAGACATTCCTGAATATTGATGACACGATAGATGCTCAAGATATTTGCGGCGAGATAAAAAACACCTTCTTCTTAACTGATAGGGCATTCCCAACCACGCCTTTATTTTTGCTTACGGGCATTCTTCCAAACGTCCATAATTGCAGATGGCCCGGTTATGAAGATGGCATCTACGACACAACAAACGATTGCCAACTGTTTGACTCGACTACAGACGGTCAGTATCTACGCGAATACACCGACCCGATTATGGGATCAACCAACATTTCCAAGTTCAGCTTTGGCGATTCCAACGTTGAGACAGTAACGTCGTCTCCCTACACAATTAATGATGTTGGCTTTAATGAAGCCAAGACGTACTACGACTTAACTCATACCTTGGCTGGCGGTCTTGCTGTACGTCTGCCAGATGTAAACGAAAAGGGTGATGGTCGTTTGTTCATTATTAAGAACAACGAAAACAGCGCATCTAGCTTCCCTTATATACAGGTTTACAACAACAGCGATCAGGTTAACTTCATTGCTCGCCTGTCACCCGGTCAGGCTGGTTTGTTTATTTACGATGGACAAGGAACGGGAACATTTAAGTATGTTGGCCGTACATTCCATGACGACATCATCCTAGCCGACGACCACAAGATTACGTTTGGTCGATCAGATGATCTACAGCTATTCCACCAAAGTTCAGACAGCACAAACAGGCTTGTCTCTGGCGGCACAAGTTTCGCGCTACCAACAGCAGACGGCTCTGCCGGACAGTCATTAACCACAGATGGATCAGGAAACCTTACGTTCAGCACTGCGTCTGGCACAGGTATTAGCGCAGTCGTAGAGGACACTACGCCACAGCTTGGTGGTGACCTTGACCTTAATAGTCATGACATTACTGGCACTGGAAACTTAGATTTCACAGGATCTATCAACACAGTCCTTTCTGTAGATGGCACTACGGAAGACGTGTTTATTACTGGTGCTGTTCCTGCGCTTGAGTTTGTCGAAAGTGACAACGGCGATGCTCGTATGCGTATGGCATTCAACAGCGCCACTATGTTCCAGTCTCTCTACGGAGCCACTACAACTACTTTTGGTAGCTTCACCTTACAGACTAGAGCCTCAGACGGCACCAGTAATCAAGTCGTTTACGCTTATGATGGCGGCGCTAATGACCGACATACATGGGGTACTAGGGCCGCTGGCGATGTTCGTATGCAACTAAAGTCTAATGGTGACTTTGAGGTACGCGGCGGGGATGTAATCTTTGAAAACTCAGCTAGAACGTCTGACGACTTCTACTTCGACGCAAGCACTTCACGGTTAGGTCTGGGTACTACAAGTCCTTCTTACGATCTTGATGTATACAGCACCATTCATATTGGCAATGACGGCGGCTCTGGTTTTACCCATTCACGTTTAATTTTAGACTCTAACGGTGCTAGCCGTGCGGCAGGAATATTTAGTCACAACCAAGTAAATGATACAGAGTGGTTCTTTGGTAATCCCTATGACACTCCTGATTCATTTGCTATTAATAGACAGTCAACGACTACTCACGCAGACTCTACCGCAAACAAGACCAACTCCTTAGTCACTGTTAATAGCTCTGGCAATGTCGGTATAGGCACTACAAATGTCCCTTACAAGCTAGTTGTTTCTAATGGTGGTGCCAGCAGTGTTGAAATAGAGCCAGCTTACTCAGGCACATCTAACCTAGTCCAGCATTACAACCGCTCAGGTGCGGCTTATGTTGATGCAGTAAATATTGCGGCACAGCATAGGTTTAACATTGGCGGCTCTGAAGCCATGCGTATCACTAGCTCTGGCAACTTGCTGGTTGGTAAGACTGGCACTGGAATCTCAACAGCTGGTATAGAACTTAACTCTAGCGGTGCAATTTACGCTACTGTAGATAATGAACGTCCTTTAATCCTAAACAGAAAAACAGCGGACGGCTCCATTGCAGAGTTTCGTAAGGACAACGCCACAGTCGGAAGCATTCGCAGTCGTGGCGGAGCTGTAAGCACAATTATTTTAGACCCTAGAAGCAACGGCTCAGGCTTGACTGGTTCGACTAATGGCCTGTTGCCAGTTGATGAAAATGGAAGTATATCAGACGATGGTATCGATTTAGGTTCTAGCACTGCTCGATTCAGAGATATATACGCTGGAAACGGCACCATCCAAACCTCTGACCGCAACGAAAAGCAAGACATTGAAGAGCTATCAGAAGCAGAGCAACGTGTGGCTGTAGCGTGTAAAGGTCTGTTGCGTAAGTTCCGCTGGAAGTCTGCTGTAGAAAAGAAAGGCGACGACGCTCGTATCCACTTCGGCATCATTGCTCAAGACTTACAGGATGCGTTCACTGCTGAAGGATTAGACGCTGGACGTTACGGTATGTTTATCAACTCAACATGGACTGACGAAGAAACTGGCGAAGAGCGCTCACGTATGGGTGTACGTTACTCTGAACTACTCGCATTTATTATTTCGGCTATTTAAGGAGCTAACTAATGGCTACATGGACTATATCCACAATGGAACACAACACGGCTGACGGGGGCGTTATCGTTGCCCACTGGCGTGTCACTGAAGTAGACGGCGATTATTCCGCGTCTTCTTACAGCACTGCTTCGTTTACCTATGACGCATCTAGTCCAGACTTCGTACCCTATGCAGACCTAACTGAAGAAATGGTTTTGGGTTGGTGTTTTGATGGTGATGTGGATAAGGATGCTATTGAGGCTTCACTGACTGCTAACATCGAAGAGCAAAAGAACCCAACGACTCAAGACGGTGTGCCTTGGTAATACATAGAAGTAAGGTTTAATTATGTCTGATCTAGAACAAGCAATAAGTCGGTTAGAAGCTCACGAGCGTGAGTGTAGTATTCGCTATGAAATGATTCAGATGCAGCTTGACGAACATAACAAGCGCTTTGACCGACTAGAGGCGCTAATGGCTCGTGGGTTCGGTATGGTAGCAGTAATGATTACTATGGCTATCGCTATTTTAGAGTTTGCTAGATAATGTGGCAAACACTGCTTGGACCTTTAACTGATCTTCTTGGTGGACACCTTGAGCGAAAAGCTGAAGAGAAGCGAGCAGTACACGAAAGAAAACTAGAAGCAATTAAGCAAGACAGTAACTGGGAAAACATACATGCAAACAACGCAAGCAGTTCATGGAAAGACGAATGGTTTACTGTTTTGTTTTCAATCCCATGTATTCTTGCGTTCTTTCCCAGCATGGTACCAATAGTCATGCAAGGGTTTTCTGCACTAGATTCTATGCCTGACTGGTACAAGGGCTTCTTAGGCGCTGCTGTAGCGGCATCGTTTGGCCTACGTGGTCTGGCTAACTGGAGAAAGTAATGGCTGAAGAAGGAATGTTGACAAACCAAACGCCTGTACAAACCTTTACTTTCTTTGAGGGTAGGGAAACTGGTGACGCATCTCCAGAGTATCTGTATGCTCAACAAGGCGAAGCACAGCAACTAACTCAAGAAGATTTACGTAATCAGTTTGACGCTGAAGGCTCTGGTATGCTTAGGCAAGCCTTTGGTGATTTTGATAACTACTTAGCTTACATGACTGAGCGTGAACAGCTTATTCAGTCTGGTGATTATGACGTAGGTAACTGGGCTGACCAAGGCTACAGAGGTGCTGGTTTCACTCAAGACCAAGAAATGTTGCTAGAAGGTGAAGACCTTACAGTAGACCCTAGTGCTCCAATGCAAGACCCTACTAATCTTGCTGGTCAGTTAAACTCTGCTAGACAAGGGGCTTACAACAACTGGGCTACTTCTCCTGCTAATCAAGCACTACTTGAGAAGTACGGAGTAGGTACTAAGCTACACAACCAAGACGGAGACACCTTTAGATTTAACGGTTCTTCTTTTGTTAAAACAGAAAAAGTTGCCAGCCAAGATGCACGTAATATCCTACAAGCAGGAATTATGGCAGCTGCTACAGCAGGACTAGGTAGTGCCATTGGTGGTGCATTAGGTACAGGAACAGCCGTAGGAGGAGCAGCAGGGACAGCAGCAGGAGGAGCTACTGTAGGCGGCTTTGTTGGTTCTGCTGCAAGTAACGTGTTAGCCTCTGCTATTGTCCAAGGCGCTGTAAACGGAGAAGTAGACCCTAGATCCTTAGTTACTGCTGGTTTAACAGGTGGCTTAGAGTACTTAGGAAACGCTCTAGCGTCTGGTCAGTTAGCTGCAGGGTCAGACCTTGGTGCTGCCTTTGATAACTCTTTGTGGGACATGGCAGACGCTTTAGGGACTGATGTTGGCACAGTGTACGACATTGTTTCTGGAGCCGCTACAGGCGCACTAACAGGTCAAGACTTGGAACAAATTGCACTGGGTGCTTTACAAACGTACACCACTAGTGAAGTACAGGACTTTGTTAGAACAAACTACGCTGACTCAATGGGTAACGCTCAAGTAGAAAATCTGTTTGACGAAGGACAGACAACCGTACCTATTGCAGCATTTAACCCAATGATTGAAACAGCAGTCGGTGCTGCTTTTGGTGAAGACGTAGACGCAGAAGACATAGCTCGTAATTTCTTAGACTTTGCTACGTACAGAGACCCAGACTCTTTGGACGCTGAAGGGACTCTTGGCTTTTTAGATCCCGGCCTTGATTTACCAGACGTTGATCTACCAGACATTGACTTAGACATCTTTGGTGACATGCGTACACCCTCAGGTATCAAAGCAATCGAAGACGTAGCTAGAACAGTAGGATCAACTACAGAAGACGTAGTAAGAGCAGGCGGTAGAGCAGTAGATGAAGCCGTTATTCAACCAATTAGAGAAGCACTACCGCGCATTGACGGACCAAGCATTGACTTGCCTAGCGTAGACCTACCTAGTATAGACCTGCCGAATCTCTCAGGAGGAATGTTAGCAGGAGCAGGAGGCGTCCGTCAGTTTGAAGGTGTAGATCCCGGCGGTATAAATTACGATCCTAGAACACAGCTTGGAATGATACAAGCTCCTAAACAGCAACCAACAGCATTAGATCAGATTACGCAATACTTAAATACAAAGGGATTGTTTTCATGACATACTTAAACATACTGAATAACGTATTGCGTCGTTTGCGTGAAGAAGAAACTAGTAATGTAGACAGTAATGTTTTCAATACAATGGTAGGCGACTTTATTAATGACGCCAAGCAAATGGTAGAAGAGTCTCACGACTGGTCAGGACTACGTTCTACTATTACATTGCAAACTGTTGTAGGAACTAATCAGTATTCTTTGCCGGGAACAGGGGACAACGTAAAAATATTCTCTGTTATCAACGACACTAAAAACACTGTTGTTACTTATCAAACTAAAGACTTTTTTAACAGGATGTTGTACTTGCAAAATGAAGCAAGTGGATCACCTACGTACTACACTTTTGATGGTTTAGATTCTTCTTTAGATACTCAGATTCTTTTGAATCCTAATCCCAACGCTGTAGAAACACTGCGGTTTGACGTAACCAAAAGACAACCAGATTTACAAAACAATACAGATGTACTACTTGTACCTGCAAAGCCAGTAATACACTTGGCTGTTGCTTTGTTAGCAAGAGAACGAGGAGAAACAGGGGGAACTTCTACTGCTGAATACTTCGCTATCGCAGACAGATATCTATCAGACGCTATTGCAATAGATGCTGCTAAACATCCTGAAGAATATATTTATAGGACTGTATAATGTCTCAAGAGTTACGTGCTATAAACTTAATTGCTCCTGCTTTTAAGGGACTAAACACAGAGGACTCTCCGTTAGCACAAGACCCTTCTTATGCTGACAGAGCGGACAACGCTGTGATTGACAACAGAGGACGTATTGCTTCTCGTAAGGGTTATGTTGTACAGACAACTAATAAGACAGCACTGGGTACTGGCTCGATTAGAACAATAGGAGAGTACAGAGACGTTTCTGGGGATACTCGTATATTCTCTACGGGCAACAACAAGATATTTAGAAACGGTGTAGTAGGCGGAGTAGGCGATACTGTTTTAGATGACGTAACTCCTCAGAATTATGTTATCTCTAGTGACAACTGGAAAATTGTAAACTTCAACGAAAACACTTACTTCTTTCAGCGTGGCTATGAACCGCTTGTAAGTGAAGACAGTAACGGCTATGTAGTTCCTATGAGCATTAAGCCGGGCAACGCAGGTGTTGCTTCTACTATGTACGGTAATGAAGTACTGGCTGCTTACGGTCGTCTTTGGACAGCGGACTTTACTAACAATAAGTCTACTGTTTACTGGTCAGATCTTTTGCAAGGCAACAGATGGACTGGAGGCACTAGCGGAAGCATTGATATTTCTAAGGTGTGGCCTGACGGGTATGACGAAATTGTAGCACTGGCTGCACACAACAGTCTTTTGATTATCTTTGGTCAACACAGTATTGTTGTTTATGAAGGAGCAGAAGCACCAGCAACGATGGCACTTGCTGATACTATTTCAGGTGTTGGTTGTGTAGATAGAGACACTGTACAGTATACAGGAACTGATGTTATCTTTTTGTCTGACACAGGGCTTAGAAGCTTTGGTAGAACAATTAGAGAAAAGTCAATGCCTCTTAGTACTTTGTCTAAGACAATAACAAAAGATATTATTAGACTAATACAAAATGAAACTCAGTTCTTTAGAACAGTGTATAGTCCAGAAGAAAGTTTTATGTTGCTGACTTTTGTAGGTCAACAAGTAACTTTTTGTTTTGACTTAAGAGGTACTTTAGAAGACGGGTCTTTAAGAGTAACACGGTGGCCTAATTCTATTTACACAGCCTACAAAAGAACAAAGGATGGTCAGTTGTTTATAGGATCTTCTGAGGGCATCAGCACTTATACTGGTTACTCAGACAACGGGGCTGCTTATCGTTTTGTATATGAAAGTCCTATGTTGTCTTTTGGCGATTCTTCTAGACTTAAGATGCTTAAGAAACTCCGACCTATTATTGTTGGAGGTAATGACTCTTTGGCAATATTGAAGTTTGCTTATGATTTTAGCAACGCTTTTAGAACTATATCTTTTAAAATTAAAAATCAACTATCGGCTTTATTTGGTATAAACGAATTTGGAGCTAACTCAAATCCCTTGTCTGAGTTTAGTTCTGGAGAACAGCTGACAAACAATAGAACATTCAATGCCAGAGGCAGCGGAAGTACCATTGTTATTGGCTTAGAAGCAGACATCGACGGTACTGAACTCTCACTACAGGAAATAAACGTATTAGCTTTGATAGGTAAAACACTATGAGCAATGGATTAATGGGAATAACTCCTACTTCAGATTATGAAAGACAAATCAAAAGTCAAGGAGGCATATTTCAGAACTATGGTGGAATAAAGCCTTCTGACTATGGCTATACTGATTTTGGTCAAACTATTACCGATAATGAAGCAACAATAGCAGGGCTAGGACAACCTACAGTCCAAAGCACTGGTGGCTTCTTTAGTAACCTCTTAGGTGGTGGCGGTATTTCCAACCTATTAGGTGCTGGTGCTGGTGCTCTGTTAGCACAACAAGCCTATAGACGACTTGGAGACATTGGTGAAAGGGCCATGGCAGGAGCAGGTGACATTGCTCAAAGCGGTCTTGAGCAGACTGAGTTCAGACCCTTTACTGTTACTACTGCTACTGGCGGTATGTTTGGTGTTGATCCTCAAGGTGGCACTACAATGGCCTTGTCTCCTGAAGAACAGGCACTACAGAGTCAGCTTCTGGGCGGCGCTGGTCAGTTCTTTGGTGCGGCTCAGACACCCACAGCAGACCGTGAAGCAGCCTTGTACGAGCGTATGAGAGCAACCATGGCTCCTGAAGAGCAACGCCAGCAGCTTGCCTTAGAAGAGCGTCTAGCGTCTCAGGGGCGGCTTGGTTTACGTACTGCACAGTTTGGTGGCGCACCAGAGCAGTTTGCGTTGGCTCAGGCTCAAGAAGAAGCACGTAACAGAGCAATGCTAGGAGCTATCGGTCAGGCGCAGGCTGAACAGGCACAACAAGCGGCCCTTGGTCAACAGTTCTTAGGCGCTGGTTACATCCCTCAAGCACAGCTTATTGCCGCTACACAACCAGCCATGACTACAGCACAGCTGGCACAGCGTGGACAGTTGGAAGGCGCTGGTCTCTTCGGTGAGGCTCAGATGAGCGGCCTTGAAGCATTGTTGTCGTCAGGCTTGGGACAGGCTAATCTCTTTGGTCAGATCGGTACAGGTTTGTTGTCACAGTCGTTGCAGCCCATGTTGCAACAACCCAGTGCAGAACAAAGTTTAATTGAAGCTCTAATCCGCAGAGCAACAGGAGGCTAATCGTGGCTAGATTTGGACAACAATTTCTTGCAGGACTTCTTCGTCCTTCTTATGAGCAAGGGATGTTTACTGTTGGTGCAGAACTAGGGGCTTTACCTGCGCGTAGACGTGAACTGCAAAAACAACAGGAAGAGATGCAAAAGCTTCGAGGTATGGGCGCTGTCGAACGTGCAGAGTTTATGGCACAAAGAGCACAAACGCCAGATGAGCTACTAAAAGCAGAAGCAGCTAAAGATTCTGCTATGAAGCAAAGTGCTATGCAAAGCCTTAGGGGTTTAGAGGCAGCTAGACAAGCCGCTGAAACAGACGAAGAAAAACTACGTATAGAAAATATCATGACTCGTGTTGCTGTACAAGCTGAAGTAGATCCTGCTTCAATTGCAGGAAGAACACAAAAAGAGAAAGATGCGGTTTTACGCAGAGAAAATGCTAAAGTTTCTGCTGAACTTAATGCAATTAATTTACAAGCAAAGCAAAGAGAGCAACAAGAAGATGCTTTAAAAGAGGCTTATTTTTCTGTTCCTGAAAATAGTAGAGAAGCGTTTGAAAAAAATCTAACAGACTCTGGTTTTTCTTCAGTAATTCAAGATGTAAAAGCAGAAAAACTTAGAGAAGAAACGGCTAACTTAAATTATGTAAATGCCTTACAAAGAAAACAAGACAGCGATGCTCAAAAAGCAACTTCGTTAGCTACGTCTGCTTTGGAATCTTCTATAGACAGTTCTAATATTGATACTGATTTGAAGAAAAACTTAAAAGAAAGATTGTCAAGAATAAAGCAACCAAATTTTGAAGCTGGTGAAACTTGGAACAGCGGGGATAAAGAAAATGCTATTCGAGAGTTTAATGCTATCAATAATCTTTTAAGTCAAGCCGTTGTTACTGAAGCAACTAATAAAAGAAGAGAGGCTGATAGGCTTAAAAGACTGAAAGATTACGTTGCAAAATATGTACCGACAGAATCTGCTATTGACGAGTTTGATGGTTTCTTTACAAGTAGAGAAGATGCAATAAAAATGGCTAGGGAACAGGCTCTTGCTCCGTTGTTAGCTGAAATTAAACTTCTTGAAGAAGGTCAGCCTATTCCTGAGTTTGCTACAATTGAAGAAGCAGAACAAGCTGGTCTTCCAACAGGGACTGAAATAATTGTAGGCGGTCGAAAGGCTGTCGTGGAGTAATATTAATGGCGATTCGTTTCATTGACGAACCTAAGCAAAGTATTCGGTTTATTGACGAGCCTGAAAAAACTGAACGCGAGCGCTTAGAAGAAGAGTTTGCTCAAGCCGAAAGAGAAAGAGAGTTAGCTGGTCAGAGACTAGAAGCAGCTTTAGACACGCCGCTTGAAAATCTTGCAGAAGGCATACAAGAATTTTCTGCCGCTGGTGTAGGAGCCGCTGCTGACATAGCTACCTTTGTTGCTTCTCCGTTAACGTATGCTTATGAGCAGGCAACCGGACAAGATGTTCCAACAGGCCGTGAAGCACTTGCTATGATTGATCCTCGCCTTGATCCTAATAGACAGTTTGTGGAAGAGCGTGGCGTAGCAATGGCTCCTCGTTTGGCGGGAGAGCTTACAACAATGGGTGCAGGCTTTGCTCAAGTGGCTAGAGACCCCTCTAAAATAACCTCTGCTTTGCAGGACATTGTTGGTTTAGGCATGACAAAAACTCCTGTTGTTCCTACTGCTGTTGCTGCTAAAGAAGTTCGTGACTTTGATATGACAACTGAAGAAGGTCTTAGAGCTTTTGCAGATGATGCTGCAATTCGTTTTGATGTTGAAGAGGCGCGACCTAAGTTTGAAGCTTATGAGCAATGGGAAACTAAAGAGCTTCCTGCTTATGAGAAAAAAATGAAGGAACTAGGAGAGCAGTGGGACAAAGCAGCTCAAAAAATTGAAGAGGCAGATCAGCGTTTAGCAAAAGCTGTAGACTCTGGCGATGAAGTTAGGATACAAAAAGCTCAAGACAACTTAAGTGTTGTTGAAAACAAGCTTATCCAAATAGAATCTAAAATAGAAAAAGCACCTGAACCCCCTAAGTTAGAAGCAACAACAACGCAAAGAAGGGAATTTGTTAAAGAAGAATTGAGAGCTGCTGGTGTTTCTGAAGACATAATAAAGCAGGTAGTCATTCCTCAACGTTACAGAAAGCCTAAACCTTTTGAAGAATTGATGCAGTATGATGTTTCTGCAATGCGTGGTGCTTATGATGTTAAGCCTAGCGCTGCAGCAAATATTTTTGAAAGACTTGCTAGACCTGTTTCTGCACTTGTTAGTA